CCTGAATCCACTTCGAACCCCACGGAATTAGCCTCGTGGGTCAAGACTTTACCTGAAGGACAGGCAAGTCGCGAAGTGGTGGAAGGGTTGGAAACCTTCCTAGTTGGTGGTGACGCTAACTTTGTAAAGTATAACTATCTGCTATTGCGATGCGCGTTCAGTCTCGCCCACTCACTCCCCCGGCTTGCCACAATGCCAATCTTCGGTTCAAAGAACTTCGGAAAGGTTATGCGGTTCGCCAGGTTCCTCGTGAGGATGGGTAGAGGCCGAGCTGGAGCAGTCAAGGACTGGGCCCACGCTCTCCGAAGAGATGCCATGGATAAAGTCCGAGACCCAAGCAAAGCGGCACGCCTGTTCAGCGCCTCAACTATTGCCCGCGCGATCCACTTCGATGATAGTAGAGTTGTCGACAAGTCGAACCCGTTTCCGGGCCGACCTGCCGATATCGTTTCTACCGAAGAAATGGAACGGTGGACAAAGGAGGCAATGAGCAATTGTACCAGCAGATTCGTTAACCCCATCTTACCCTCCTCCCCTGAGATCCTGACTGCCGTTGAGTTGTTTGCAAACCGTATCGCTACGGAATACAGACAACGACAAGACAAGAAAGGACTCTCAGAGGCACCCCCATGCCCAGCCCCGGCAATGAAAAGCTGCTTTCCTCTGCATGAATCAGATGGAACCCAACTGGGCGATCACAGAAACGTGGCGAGATCATTGTTGCTCATAAATGAACAACTACTCGCTCCACGTGGCCGTGCCGCCCCTACTCGTCAGTTGCGCCAGAAACCCAAACCGCCAAAGATCTTGGAGGATTTGAGGCCTGGTGGCTTCCGAGGTGTTGAGTCCAAAGTAATGCATCCAGCGCCACCGCTTCACCAACCTAACTTTGACTATCCCAGTCTCGGCCCGACCCTTTCAGAGGTATCGGGCGACTGGCAATTCCTACATCGACAAAGACTCCAGAACGGGAGCTTCGTATCATGTGTAGTGACTGTCCGCGACGCAAAGCGGTTGCTAGAAAACTCTTATTGGAAACAAAAAGTAATCGATAGCAACAACTCTGCATGGGGACAAGCCGTCAAAAAGGCAGAATCTGTGGTGGCGTCTTTGAACGAGGAAACGCCAGAAAATTACCGTCCTAGTGAACTCTCCAACCTCCGTGCATACCGGATGAGTAGATACTTGACTTACAATTCACCCTTACTCTCCGATACATACCACCACCCGCTTGCGCAAGTGGCGATCGTAGAGAGGGGAATGAAAGTCAGAATAGCTTCTAACCATCCGGCATACTTGGCTCACTACTCGCGCTGCGTCTCTCGACACTTACTACCTTTCTTAAAGGACTTGAAGTGGAGTCGTAACAGCTTGAGGAATGAACCAGTGAGGCTGAGGAACCATAGTCAAAACGCACGCTTGTACTCTGCAGATCTCAGTGCTGCAAGCGATTATATTGACCATGGCCTAGGCCAAGCCGCCCTAAAGGGCTGCTTGGAGGGGCTGGGCGTACCCAATCACGAAATTGAAGTGGCCATGCGTTGCTGTGAACCAATGATGTTGCATAGTCAAGAGGAGGGTAAAGAACCCCAACTAACGACTAGAGGCGCACATATGGGTCTAGGAACCACATGGACAATTCTCTCTATACTTAACGCTTTCGCAGGATACCAGGCTTCATCAGACAACGGCACATTTGAGATCTGTGGCGATGACTTGATTGGCCTCTGGACAGAAGCCGAACGATACAAATACAAGAAATGGATCGAACGACTCGGGCTCGTCCTGAACGAAAAGAAGTCCTTCCTTGGTGTCAGGGGAGTCTTCTGCGAGAAGTTAATAGAGATTAACGGCGTGAATGGGCAAGGGGTGTTGGCGGAGGAGAGACCAAACCAAAGCGTGACCATAAAGGAGTCATACCCACTAGAGAGCAACCTACTACCCGATGCGCGTGGAAACATCTACAAGATCGTAGGGGAGAGCAGAAATTGGCGAGAAGTTCGAGAACTTGCT